CTCATGTTCCTGTTCTTTTAAGTAATATATTATAAACTTCCTTACCTTTTTCTTCCATACTTTTCATTAAGTCAAATGCGTTTAACATTCTTTTTTTTAAATCAAGGTGATTATCATTTAATTCCTCAAAGTATTTTTTTAATTCATCAGTACTTTTATCTTCTAAATTTTCCATATTAATATTTTTTAACGAATACCACCACCACCACCAACTGGTAGTAGGTTGGAACCTTGAGCTGTAACTGGACCTGCAGGGCAACTACCAAAAGATGTTATTTGTATTGCGCCTGAGTCTATTGCTACATCAACCAGAGCTTCTGTTTGTATCATTTCTACTATTTTTTCAGCTGTTTTTTTTATTTTTATCGCTTCCCTATTGGGTCCGTCAGAAAATACATCACCCATCTGTAACCCTTCTTCTGATAGAGCTGCTACTATTCTAGATGTTAAGTTTCTAGCACTCATACCTGGTCTTATTCTTTTTCCTACCATTATTACTGGTGTTGGGAGAGGGTTTAATGGTGTTGCGAACCCAAAAAAAACACCTAACAGTACATCAAGTATACTACTTATTGATGTTACATCAACTTCGTCTGTTGCTGTTTTTTCTGAAGGATTGTTAGCTGCCATAGTTTTATTTGTTTTTTTACTTATTATTTATGAGGTGTATTTTCTTATTTGAGCAATTACATTTTGTGGAACACCTAAGTAACTTAAGTAAATACTTACTTTGTTTTTAGCTCTTTCTATTTTATCACCAACTAATTTTTCTTGAAGTAGTTTAGTAAGTTCTTTTATTACTAAATTAAGTAAATATTTTAAAAGTATGTTAAGGACTAACTTACCTATACTTCTAACTAATTTTCTATTTTTTTTAATAAAATCTATAGGACCATCATAACTAGTACCTTGACCGTGTATTATTTGATGATTTATAGCAAAAATAGTTATAAATTCTGGTGTCATTATTGAGGACATTACTACTCTTTGTAGTTTTTTAATTATTTCAATAAAAAAATTAGTTTTTATAGTTTCTTTGTCTGCTTCATTTGAACTACTATCGGCTTGACTTTGAGCTGCATTATCTAATGATTCTTTTACCGCATTAACTTCTTCAAGTTTATTTTTTGACACCTCTATAGCAGTCATTGACTGACTAACAACTCCAGCACCTACTGAAACCTTAGTCATTACATCTGTTTTTAACTCTTTAACACCCTTTTTCTTATCGTTGGATTCTTTGTCTATTTTAGCTATTGTTGACTTGTCAAATTTAAATGCACTATCATCTATTTTTGGGGTTTCTGTTTCTAATACGTTGTCTATGACTTTCAGGAACCCTAATTCAGCTGTGATTTGTTTTTTACTCTTGTTAGTTATAGAGGATATTGACCCAAATAAATCTTCCATTATTGAGGCTATTATCTTACTAGAACTCTTTGAGCCAGGGTTACCGAATAACGATAAACTATCAATAAAGTCATTATTAAAATCTGATAAATTTTTATTAGAATAGTCTGTACTAGTTGTGTATTTAATGATATTGTTTGGGGTTCCAGTTGATGTGCCGTCAGGTATAAATGTAGCTTCTAATATATCTGTACCAGTAACTGACTTACCCCATTGTGTGGGTGTATTTGGGTCTTGTATCGTGTAGTATAGATAAGTGTTAAAGTCTTTACTATTTATTTCTTTGTCTATATCAGTATAAATTAAACTACCTCCAGGACTAGTTGGATTTACCTTCATCGTATCAAAAAAATCTACGTCAGTAACTTTCATTTGGATTCCAGCATTACCTTGTCTTAACCAGCCAGGCATTAACGGATTTACATGACATGAACATATTTCCTTTAGTTCTAGTTTTAGCCCTTCTTTAACAGCTTCCTCTATTTCTGGTAGGTGATGCGATATCATATCAATTACAAAATCTTTTAGCTTTTTGGCGCCAACTAAAGCTGACGTTAAGTCTACTAAGAATTTAGTGGTACTTAATTTATTATTTACTGACGAATAAGAACTACTAATTTTATCTTTTTTTGAATTTGCTAGAGCTTTCACTGCAGCTATCTTTGACATTAGTTCTCTTTTTTTGTCTACAACACCCATGATTAACCTTCGTTTTTGTCAGTATTATCATTTTTGGAATTTTCTTCCATCATTCTTCTGACAGCTTTAAAGTCACTTATCGATACTTTACCGCCAGTTTTTTCATTAAGTGATTTTTCAGTATCACCGCCGTGTTTTAAAACGTCAGTTTGCAATTTAGCTACTTCTAGTTTCATTCGCATAGCTGAGTCTTTAACTTTTAACGCACTAGTTTTTTCTTTAGCTATTTTAGTTAAGTCATCTACGTCTTCAGGTTCTGCAGCGTTACTCATTTCGTTTATATTGTTTTGAGCTGCTACTATATTTCCACAAGCATCATTATATATTTCTTGAAGTAACCCCTCTATAGCTGATGAATCGTTAAGTTTTATTTGTTGCTTTTTTTTTCTTGGCATGATAAAGTGTTTATAAATAAATATCTAATAATATCTTTTATTTTATACCGTTTTCCATTCCATCTATTTTAACTAGGTCGTATAAAATCTTATATCTCTTCATTCCTAATCTAATATCTTTAGTTGTTAAACCAGTGTATCTTCTCATACTTTCAAGTATTGAGTTTTTATTAAACTTGGTGCCTCCGCTCATTAGGTCTAGGGTCACTTCCCAGTCTTTAAGTATGTCAATTAAAGCATAACCGACCTTGAGTTCATTTTCGTTTAACTTCTTTTTACTACCTTTGCAGTTTCCGTTTATTTCATCATTGATGTTATCAACTAACCTGCTTATGAATTTACTCATGGTAAATTCATTATCATCAAGTTCGTACTGCTGGTCTGGTTTATGTTCAACCACAACACTTACATTTTCATATGATTCTACTTGCTTTATTTTTTTTTCATCAGCAATTAATAACCCTAGAATATAATTTTTACATATTGTTCCGTAATAAGAATAAGCCTTCTTACCTTTAGAATTCTCAAATTTATGAGCTTTTGTTATTAGGAACGAAAGAGTATCTGAATGTAAATGTTCAAATGACTCTATCTTTCTATACAATTTGTATTTCCTAATTATTGATTCAATCATTTTATTAAGTGGTTCTTTAAGCCACTCATTATAGACTGCATTCCTTTCTTTTTCGTCCTCTGTATCTAAAAATACTAAAACAGCTGCTTCTTGTTCGGGACCAAAGTATAAATCGTTTTTTCTTTTACGTCCTCTTTTTTTAGCCATTTTAAATTATACTTTTGTCGTAGCTTATATCTCGTTCTCTTTTATGAAAGTATTCTTTTTTAGCTTGTTCTAGCCACCATTTAGCTTCTAATGGGTCCATTTCGTTTGAGTATTGTTCAAATAAAGAACCTTCTCTTTTGTTTTGGTGTTTATAACCAAATCTAGGGATTACCATAGTTTTAACTCCATTAGTTACCATTCTTAGTAAGAATTCATAAATAAACGTTAGTTTTATATTTTTCTTAAACCCACCCCAGTTTTCAAACGCTTCTTTTTGCATCACGATACCGTCTATGTTGAAGTTTTGAAATGTTAACAATCCGTTTTCGTCAAGTATACCTAATTCATCTGAAAATGAATTGGCCCAAACAGCTTCGTTGGTTAACCCCATAAAGGCACCACTGTTAGAATCTGTGTCAACGATGATAGGCATGAATATTTCAACATCTGCGTGAGCTTCTCTGTACTCAACAACATTCTTGAACCACTTATTTGAATACTCATCATCAAATTCTAAAAAACTAAACCATTTACTTTTTACTTGACTTACTCCGTAATTAATTTGAGCTTGAAATCCAGCTCCGTCTGGATTAACAACAACCTTTACGATGTCTTTTGCTCCACCAAAGTCAAAAGTTTTCATAGTTTCTTCTACTTTTGAACCTATTGGGACTACAATTAATAGTTCTTCTGGTTTTGATTCTTGATTTACAACACTTTCAATTGCTGTCTTAAACAGTGCGACCTCTTTTTCATTATTTAATTCATGAATAGGTAAAACTACACTTATATCTGTTTTTATTTTTTTATTCTTGTCCATATAAATTATTTTTGATTTTCTAATACTTTAATAGTGTTATTTAATTCATCTTTTCTATCTTGAATTAGTGAAGTGTATACTTCTTCTAGAATAGTTTTTTGATTGTTAGAAGTGTACTTACCTTTACTTTCTTTAATACCGTCAAGTAGGTCTTGTGGTACTGAGTCTTCAAGCCAAACTTTTAAATATGTTGCAATTAATTCAGGTATATTTAAATGTGTGTTTGTCCATATTCCATTATTTTTTATCGCAGCTTGTCCTTCTTCGCTGATGTCTTCCATCCATTCTGGAATCATATTAGGCATTTTACCAATTACTGGTGTGTTGGATTCCATAGCTTCTAATGGAAATGTACCGAACCCAGACGAATCGTCTAACCATATCCCTAAGCAAGATTTACCTAAGTCTTCAGCGAAATCTTTCCTACTTAAACCTTTTAATTCTTTAAATGTAATCCATTTATAAAGTGGATATTGTAAATAAAACATCTTAGCTATTTTAGCTGCAGTACCTTGTTCTCTTGCTGATATAGTAACTACTGGAATTTTTGGTTTATCTGATGATTTAAAATATTCTGGAATACTAACTGGAATTACTTTACTTCTAGTTGAAGGGAATAGTGAAGTTACGTAGTCTGCTTGTTTTTGACTTGTTGTTATAACGTCGTTAAAACCGTAATCAGACCATCTTCTACCAAGTGGTAGTAATTCAAGTAAATAATCATAATTTTGTGATAACACTATTTTTTTACATGGGAATTTTTTAGCTTGGTCCATAACATTAGAAAAAATTTCTGGCACAATTAAAAAATCTTCAGCTTTTATTTGAATACCTTGACTTTCAATTGAAACGTGAGGTAGATTTGCATATTCTTCACCTAACCAATCTGATACTCCCATACCTTCTGCATCACCTCTTAACTTGTAATCGTTTTTTTCATGTAAAATATGTGCAGTATAACCTAATTCGGTCAATAGTTTAACATGTTCATATATGTTAGCTATACCAGCAGCAGGGTTTCCTTTAGTATCTAGGGTGAAAAAATACAACCCAAAATCTTTATTATCTAACTTTGTTAAAATACCTTCAACAAGTTCTCTTTCAACTTTTTGTTTTTCTTCCATTC